GAGTTTTGCCTTTACATTTCCATATTTAGCAAATAGCGATGTCCAAGTAGAACTTGACAACGTTTTAAAAACTGAAAACTCAAGTGGTCAAACTAATAATGACTACACCATAAACAATACAAATATTGTCTTTAACTCAGCTCCTGGAAGCGGTGTCAATGTACATATTTATAGAAATACTAATGTTGATACTGCTCAAGCAACTTATGCAGCAGGGTCTTCAATTCGTGCTGTTGATCTAAATAACAACCAAACACAGGTTTTATACTCAACTCAAGAAGCACAGACACAACAAATAAGGACAACTGATATAAAAGACGGTGCTGTTAACAGTACTAAAATCGAAAACAATACTATTGTTAATGCTGATATAAATACGTCAGCAGCAATAGATGGTACGAAAGTTTCTCCTGATTTTGGTTCACAAAACATAGTTACAACTGGAACCGGTGCTACTGGTAACTTAGGAGTAACAGGAAACATAACTGTTTCTGGAACTGTAGATGGTAGAGACGTAGCGGCAGACGGTACAAAATTAGATACCGTAGAAACCAATGCTAAAGATGACCAGACAGCCGCAGAAATAAGAACTCTTGTTGAATCTGCTAATGACAGTAATGTCTTTACAAATGCAGATCATACAAAATTAAATGGTATTGAAACCGCAGCTACAGCAGATCAAACCGCAGCAGAAATAAGAACCCTTGTAGAAAATGCTTCCGATAGTAATGTATTTACTAATGCTGATCATACTAAGCTTAATGGCATAGAAGCGTCAGCCACCGCAGATCAAACAGCTAGTGAAATCAAAACACTTATTGCTAGTTCACCTTTAGATGCTACGCACCTTGCAGCTAACTCAGTTACAACTTCTGAAATAGCAGATTCAGAGTTAACTACTCTTGCTGGTATGCAGTCTGGTACAGCTTCTAAGTTAGCTGACAGTACAGCTTTGACTTCTGATATTGCCGATCTAAACCAGATAGATGGTATGGCAAAGCAAACCACTATTACTGATGATGACGCTAAGTTTCCTACTTCTGGTGCAGTTGTAGATTATGTAGCTGCACAGATAGCACCTTTAGGTGGTCTTGAAGTTATATCTAATGAAGTAAGTTTTCCTAATACACAACCAGCTAGTGGTGTAGTTATATCTATATCTGATGCTGGAGGAGTTGTATTTAATGGTTCTGGAGTTAGTACTACAGGTAGAACTGTAGGAGGAACAACAGTAACTATTAATGGTGCTCCATCAAGTTTAAATAGTGAGACATTAGTAGCTGGTGTTGGCTTAATGGTCAGCTCTACAGGATCTAGTCAGACATATAACTACCACAAGATACTAGGTAAAGAAGATGATATTAAACAACTTAGCGATGATATTAATGATTTTAATGCTCGTTATCGTGTAGGTTCTTCTAACCCAACATCTGCACTTGATTCTGGAGACATGTTCTTCAATACATCAACAGGAAAAATGTTGGTGTACAACGGAGTTAACTCTGCATGGGAAGAAGTACAAAGTATTGGTAACTTTTTTATCTCTACTTTCTCTGAATCAATTGATGGAAGTAGAACTGCATTCACAGTTTCTAATGCACCAACAAACGCACAACAATTAATAATCTCAATAAATGGAGTTATACAGAAACCTAATAGTGGAACAGGTCAACCAACCGAGGGCTTTACTCTTTCTGGATCTACTGTTACTTTCAGTGCTGCTCCAGCTAACGGTAGCTCTTATTTTGTCATTGTCCTCGGATCAGCAGTAAACCAGGGAATACCGACTAACAACTCAGTAACAAGTGCTATCCTTCAAAACGGGTCAGTAATCACAGCTAAGATAGCTAACGATGCAGTCACAACAGATAAACTAGCTAACTCTATTAATACTGAGATAGCAGCAAACACAGCTAAGACATCTAACGCTACTCATACAGGAGAAGTTACAGGTGGTACAGCTTTGACTATTGCAGACAATGTAGTAGACGAAGCTAACCTTAAAGTATCTAACTCACCAACTAATGGCTACTTTTTATCAGCTCAGTCTGGTAATACAGGTGGTCTTACATGGGCAGAAGTTAGTGCTGGTGT